AGAATTAGCGTGGCGGTCAACCTATAAATATGGTATATGAAGACTTATTATGTTACAGAAACTAGGATTTTTACCAGGATTTAATAAACAAGTTACCTCTACCGGAGCTGAATCACAGTGGACGGAAGGAGAAAATGTACGTTTTAGATATGGTACACCTGAAAAAATAGGTGGTTGGAATCAATTAGGTGACACAAAATTGACTGGTGCAGCCAGAGGATTGCACCATATGGTAAACAGAACAGGTATTAAATACTCTTTAATTGGAACTAACAGAATTTTATATGTATATACCGGAGGTGTATACTACGATATACATCCTTTAAAAAATCCATTAGGCACAGCTATTACAAATTGTTTTAGTACAACTAATGGACAACCAGATGTTACTATTACTTTTCCTTCAGCTCATGGTTTTTTAGAAGGAGACATTATTTTATTTGGAGACACTAGTACTTTTACTTCAATTACTGGATCTAATTTTAGCGCTGCAGATTTTTGTGATAAAAAATTTATGGTGACATCAGCACCCACTGGAAGCACAATAACTATTACAATGCCTAGTAATGAAGGAGGAGCAGGAGCAACTACTTCTGGAGGAATAACTTATTTTCAATACTACCATGTAGGACCACCAGACCAAGTAGGAGTTTTTGGTTATGGTATTTCTCAATGGGGTGGAACTGTATCAAGTCCTCAGACTACAACATTAAATGGAGCATTAAATGCTGACTCTGCTGGAACAGGTGGAACTGGAACTACAATTAATGTAGCAAGCACGGCTAACTTTCCATCTACAGGAACAAATTTTATACAAGTAGACAATGAAGAAATATCTTACACAGGACTTACAGCTACAAGTTTTACTGGGATAACTAGAAATGTTAGGGGAACTGCAAATGCTTCACACAGTAATGGAGCTACTGTTACAGATTTTAGTAGTTACGCAGCCTGGGGCCAAGCATCAAAGTCTACAGATAAAGTTGCAGAACCTGGAATGTGGTCTATAGATAATTTAGGAAGTACAGCAATTGCATTAATATTTAATGGTGAATGTTTTGAATGGAATGCAGATTTAACAAACGCTGTAACTACAAGAGCAACTATTATATCTGGTGCGCCAACCGCATCTAGAGATATGTTAGTATCTACTCCTGATCGTCACTTAGTATTTTTTGGAACAGAAACAACTATTGGTGATAAAACAACACAAGATGATATGTTTATAAGATTTTCGTCCCAAGAAAATATAAATGAGTATACACCAACAGCTGAAAATAGTGCTGGTACACAAAGACTGGCTGCCGGATCACGGATCATTGGAGCTAAACTTGGTAGAAATGCAATTTATGTTTGGAGTGATACATCTTTATTTACTATGAGATTTGTTGGAACTCCTTTTACATTTGCTTACGAACAAGTTGGAACTAACTGTGGATTAATTGGTAAGAACGCAGCTGTTGAAGTTGATGGTGCTGCTTATTGGATGTCTGATAATGGTTTCTTTAGATACACAGGTAAACTAGAGTCTATGGATTGTTTGGTTGAGGATTATGTTTATAATGATCTTAACACAACATCTAATCAAATGGTTTATTGTGGGATTAATAACTTGTTTGGAGAGGTTACATGGTTTTACCCAACTTTCGATTCAAATGTTAATACAAGATCGGTTACATATAGTTATCTAGATTCAACAGCAAAACGTCCAATATGGTTTACTAATGCAAGTTCTTTATACACTAGAACTGCGTGGCAAGATTCTGCTGTATTTGGATTACCTCATGCAACACAATACGATGCAGGCACAAATACATCTTTTGATGTAACAGGAAACACAGAAGGAATTACATATTATTATGAACATGAAACAGGAGTTAATCAAATAAGAGGAGGAGTAACAACAGCTATTCCTTCTAACATTACATCTGGTGATTATGATATTACACAAAAAGTTGTAAGAGGGTCCGCAACTAATATGGCTGATCTTAGAGGTGATGGTGAAAGTATTATGAGAGTTAGTAGAATTATACCTGATTTTATTACTCAATCAGGAAATGCTGTCATACAATTAGATCTTAGAAATTACCCTAATGAAACAGCGAACAGTTCATCACTTGGACCATTTACTGTAGCACCTACGACAACAAAAGTAGATACAAGAGCTAGAGCTAGATCAATTGCTCTTACTATATCCAACACAGCAGTAGATAGTAGTTGGAAATTAGGTACATTTAGATTGGATATTCAAGCAGGAGGAAGAAGATAGTGGCAAAAATAGTACAATCATTAACCAGAGCAAGCTCAGAGTATGAAGAAGACGTAGCACAGTCTTTGGTTAGAGATTTAGATGCAGTGTTAGAGAAACTTAACACTACATTTCAAGAAGAATTAAAACAGGAGATAGAAGCTAGAAGTTTCTTTTTAGATTAATGGCAGTAGTAAACCAATATAAATTTGCAGGTATAGATAACAGTACAAGTGGTGCTGCTCTTACACCATTAGGATCTGGTATTCCTGCAGTCAATGAAACTATAGTTATTAAATCTATACTTGTTACATCTGCTGGTACACCTACAGTGACAATTGCAAACAACAGTATTACAGCTATTAAATCTGCACAGTTAACAGCAAACACAACAACAGAATTATTAACACAGCCGTTAATAGTAGAAGGTGGTAAATCCTTTACAGTACAAGCAAGCACGTCAGACTCGTTTGATGTAGCTATTAGCTATCTAAACATTAAAAAAGAGGTAACAACATAATGAAAATATATGACGCTAAAGTAGAAGAAACTTATAGACACAAAGAAACTGGAGAGGTTTTTAAGACAAGAAAAGACTGGGAAATTAAAGGGTACAAAGCAGAAGAGATGGCACAAGACGTAAAAGTTATCATGCCACCTCTTGATTTGTTTGCAAAAACAAAGTAAAAGGAGATATTATGGACGAAAAAATTTCAATGACAGAGTCAATAGAAGCTGGAGCACCAGACATTAAATATAACCAAGGTGATATTAGAATGGGTGGTCGTGAACCAAGAGATCAAGGCAAAGAAATTGCGGCAGAAATATGGTCACAAATGGAACCAGAACAAAAAGTTCAGTTTCAAAGTTTTGAAGCTTTTTTTATGAGTGGTATTTGGAAACAAATTTTACAACAGTTGCAACAAGATCAATCAGGAATCCAATCTCAAGCTCCAGAAATGAGTATGAGCGAGAATGTTAACATGCAGGAACAAATGCCTGGTGGCGGAATAGCTGATGTTGACATGAGAGAAAAAGTTGCAATGGCAGCCAACGGTGGTTTGATGGGTCTCTATAACAGAGGGATGTAGTCATGCCAGCATATGATAACTATGGTTATAGTAGCGCAAAAGATTTTAACGAAGGAAACAAATCTAAATCAACTGATCCTAATGTAAACAGAGATTCTACATTTGAAACATATAGAGGTGGCAAAAACATTGGTGTTGATAATACTTTAAAACAAAAATACGGAACAACTAAACAAAAGCAAGAAGCTCAAAAAGCTTTAGCTAAAAATCAATATTATAGCACAAGTCCTAATCAAACTACATTTCAAAAATTTAATACATACAATACAAATTTTCAAAGAAAAAAAAACATAGAGCTAGCACAGAAAAGAGCTTTTCAAAAATATAAAGATTTAGAAAAATATGTTCATGGAGATATGGACATGGACTATGATTTTACACAAGATATATATGGTAATAAAGTACCCAAAGGATTAGAATTTTTAACAAGTAATAAAGGTACATCAATAGAATCAAGAAGAAAAAATTTATATGATGTTAATTCACCAATACCAGGAAAATTTAGTTTTTTAAATTCAGCTTTTGATAAAATCAGACCTGACACTCAAATATCATTAGAAAATACTTTAAACAAAGCTAGAGCTTATAATAAACTTGCAGTGGACCCAACTATTTCAAAAGAAAAATTAGATGCTTTAAAAAATTTAGGAAGAACTGAAGATCAAATTAAATTTATAGAAGGTGGCGGAGGCGGAGGAGGTGGTAGCCAAGCATATTTACCTTACATACCATCACCAGAAGAAGAAGATGCTACAGAAGAAACAACATTTGATTATAGATTTGGTACAGGACAAAATGTTGGAGCAGATGTTTTAAGAGGATATGTAGCTAACGGTGGTAGAATTACTAGAGCAGGTGGCGGCATCATGAATGCTGTACCAAGACAAGGATATTTTTTAGGTAAGATAGTTAAAAGTGTTGGTAAAGCTGTAGGTAGTGTAGCTGATGCAGCAGGAAAAGTTTTAAAAAGTGATGTTGGTAAGATGGCATTACTAGCAGGTGGAGCTTATATGTTAGGCGGAGCAAAATTTATGGGTGGTGACGGAATATTTAAAGCTGGTCAAGGTTTAAGTCGTTTTGGTAATATAGGTAAAAAATTATTGTTGAAAGATGGAATGAATTTTGGAGATAAAGGAGCTTTAAGTATGGGTAAAATACTAGGTTTATCAGCAGTATTACCTTTTATACCAGGCATCAACAAGGCACCAGAAAACGAAAACATTGGTATGATGGATAGAGGTGGTGGATTAATTGATCCACTAACAGGAGAAGAAGGAACACCAGCTAGTATGAGAGCTAACATAGAAAATGCTAAGATAGAAGCAGGTGGAGATCCTATTAAATTAGCAGCATTAAACCAAAAATATAACAACATGTTATTTACTAATTTACCTTATGAAAACTATGGTTTGTATGCTAACGGTGGAAGAATAGCGAGAGCTGAAGGTGGACTTATGAACCTTGGTGGTATGGAAAAAGATTATAGAGCTGAAGGTGGATTTGTACCAATAGGCAAAGAAGAAAAAGCTGATGACGTACCTGCAAGACTAAGTGTAAATGAATTTGTATTTACAGCTGATGCTGTTAGAAATGCTGGCGGTGGAGACATAGATAAAGGTGCAAAAGTTATGGAAAATATGATGAAAAATTTAGAAAATGGTGGTAGAGTATCCGAGGAATCACAAGGAAACACTGGCGCTCAAGAGATGTTTAGTGTATCAGAGAGAATAGGAGAAGTAATTTAATGGCAATAACAGAAACACGTAGTTTACCACCAAAATTTGTAGAAGAACTAGGTAAAGATTATGCAACGCAGTTAACGGGTTTAACTTCTCAAGCATTAGATACAACAAAATTTCAACCAATGGTTGCTGGTCAAGACCAGGCAACTAAAGATGCATACACACAAGCTACACAAGGTATAGGATCATACGCACCATACTTACAAGCAGCCGGACAATATCAAACTGGTACCGGAACGTTTGCAGGTCAACCTACAAACATGATGGGTGCACAAGATTTAGTAGGACCACAAGCTTACCAACAGTTTATGTCTCCGTATCAACAAGATGTAATTGATGCAACAATGTCAGAATACGACAAGCAAGCGCAAGCCGGTATAACAGGTATAGGTTTAAAAGCAGCACAGTCTGGTAATTTAGGTGGAGGACGTGAAGGTGTGATGAGAGCACAGTATCAAAATCAATCAGATATGAACAGAGCATTATTACAAGCAAAAATGTTACAAGAAGGATTTGGTCAAGCACAAGGTGCAGCCAATACAGCCTTTACACAAACACAACAAATGGGAGCCGATCAACAAAGAATGGCTCAACTAGTTCCACAATTACAAGGCGGAGATATTTCAACGTTGGGTCAAGCTGGGCGCGACCAACAATTGTATCAACAATCTGTTCTAGATCAACAAAGAGAAGCTAACAGACTTGCAGCTTACGAACCATACGAAAGACTTGGTTACATGGGTGCTGGTATGGGTAACGTTATGGGTGGTGCTATGGGTCAATACACTTC